TAGATGTGCTGGATGATGTAGAACTGCTTGTACTAGATGATGTAGAACTAGAAGTGCTAGAACTAGAAGAACTAGTACTAGATGATGTAGAACTTGAAGTTGAGCTAGATGTAGAACTTGAAGTTGAACTGCTAGTTGTAGAAGTGGTTGTAGCTTCTTGAGAATATGTAATTTCTAAATAAGGTCTTAAATTAGAAGTAGAATATTCTTTACTTCTAAACGTAAAAAATTGTAATGTTCCAGCTTCACTAGCCATCTTAAATAATAAATCAATGGTATCATTAAATCCTATTGTAAGTGGGTTAGTCGCTCCTGTTCCCATTAAAACCCAACTTCTCCAAGTATCAACAACACCAGTAATTAATGTGCTATCAATAATAGTAGCAGAGTAATCGCCACCTCCATTAGTCCAATTATTGCTAGTTTTATAAATATCCCAAGTCATTTCATCTTCTACCCAATCAGTGTGAGCATTCAATTCGTGAACATCAACATTCTGATCTTTTGTGCCTGCCTCATAACCATAGTTATTCTGGTATAAAAATAACTCAACCTTACTAATAGTCCCAGATATATTTGGAGTAGTGAATGACATTATAAACCTATCGCTCTCTGGAATTCCATCTGTCTGTGTTTTAACAACAAGAGTTTCTTCACTACCATAATTAGTAGTGTTATACCTTGAATTATTTCCTGCGTCTTTATTGTTTATAGATGTTTTATCTACTTCTAATGTAGTAGTTGTAGAAGTAGAGCTAGAAGTAGAACTTGATGTGCTAGAACTTGTAGAGCTAGATGAACTAGAAGTAGAACTTGATGTAGAGCTAGATGTGCTAGATGATGTAGAACTAGATGTGCTTGATGAAGTAGATTCTCCATATTCTACCCACAAATAAGGTCTTTGAGTTATAGTTGCATTTTCAGATAAAGAACTATTAATCCAGTTTGAAACTGAAGCGCCACCACCAGTTGTAATATCGTCAATGTCATGTCCTTCTCTCCAACCTATGTTTGTATATCCAGCATTATCAATCCATGTTAAACCAGTGGAATTAAGTATCCAAGAATTATATTGATTATTTGTTGTGTCTGCAAAAGTTTTATTACTACTTCCAACCGTAGGACTATTTACTGAACCACATTGATCAAAATCAGTTGTAGAAAGTGTTGTATCGCTTGCCTGTGTTGTTTGAACTGTATTTGTGTAAGCGTATGCATCATCTATACCAAGATTTTTACTTAACGTATATACATTAAATGATGCATATGATATAGTTCCGTTTGCTAATTCTGATGTATCAATTGGATAAAATCCTCTCCATATTCTAAACTGTGAATCACTACCAGTTCCAGAGTGAACAGTTATACCAGTAGTGCTAGTATAATCAGCAGAAACTCCATCTGTATCATCATGTGCTGCATCCCAAGTACCAGATATTGAACTTTGGACACTTCCGTCACCAGCTCCACTATAATATTTAGCACTTACTGTACCTAAATAATATTTAAGTATTTCATCTGCTGTTTTTATTCTAGTTGATACCTTAACCTCATCTAATCTTCCATCAAGAAACTGTGTTGTAGTATCATTATTAACGCCTATATAACCAGTGCCAGTAAGAGCTACTGTTGGAGTTGCACCAAGAGTTTTATCTCCAACTAATAATCCATTAACATACATCTTTACTGCTGTTCCAGCTATTGTTATAGCAACATAATTCCATACACCTAATGTTAAACCTGTATCACTGGCAACATTAGAACCATATGTTCCAACTTGAACATAACCAGTAGTTGTTCCTATACTTAATTGAAACATATCTGATGTGCTTCTTGTTCCGTATGCTATTATATTACCATGGTCTCCAAAATCATCTGGCCAGCACCATGCTTCGTATGTTGCATTTAATGACCCAGTTGGCATTCCCGTGTCTGTAAAAGAACAATATTGATCTGATCCATTAAACTCGTATGCTCCATCTGTTGATGCGTTAAAACCAGCTACCGATGTTGGAGTTCCTACCTCTGTTAAATCTAAGTCAGCAGTACCTTCTGCATTGTCTTTCTTTGCAGCAGATGCAGCTGTTCCATTCATGTGCCATAGGGCTACAGTATCACCATCTACACATTGTTCTATTTCTACGGAAGTATAAACAGAAATATCATCCCAGTATCCAGTACCACTATTCATATCAGACGTTGAAAGATCAATACCATCTATACTTGTATATGATGTTCCATTAACTGTATACCAAGATGACCAAGTTCCACCATCAACTCTTGCTCTATATTTATTTGCTTGTGCAACGTTATCCCATTGAATATCAATTTTATACCAAGTGTCATTGGATGCAGCAACTATATCAACATAAGCAGCACCACCACCGTTATAAATCTGAACCTTACTTCCGTTTATTCTTACATAACCCTTATTATTTGTACTTTCAGCAATTATAAGAGTAACCTCTGCAGTAGAAACATTAGAGGAACGAAGATAACCAGTTGCTATTCCATGAGCTTGCCCAGTAAAAGATCTTTTAATTGATACGCTATTGACAGTACATTGAACTGCTTGTGAGGCTGAGTGTGATACTGAGCTTTCTACATCAAAATCAGTGGAACTAGACCATGAGTCTTGTCCGTTTAAATCACCAATATTTAAAGCATCAAAATTTTGTTCGTAAATAGTTGACATAAGAGAAGTTTACAAAAAAAGATAAGTAACAAAAAACTACTTATCTTTCATATTTAATACATATATTATACCACAAGTATGCTAATTTATGACATTTTTAGAACTAATTCAATAGCTTTCTTTGCTTCTGATATAGGAATACCATTGTTTTTGATAAAATTCTCATAAACCTTGTCATGATAACCAGCAAATGAAAGATTATCTTTATTGCATAATTCAAATTCCTTATCATTAACTATAAACTTTCTAGTTTGATCTTTCTTATTGTCATTATCTAGAACCTCAACGTGATATTTAATATTTGCAGTTAGAAACTTTATCTCTCCAGTGCATAACTTTCTTGAATTTTCTGACTTTATAATTTTATATGAATCTCCTAACAAGTATATTAAGAAGTCAAACATGTGAATAGCTAACCCAATAACTATACCACCACTCTTCTTTTCATCTCCACGCCAAGAATTCCACCACTTTTCGTCTCTACATACCTTCATTACTAGTTCTATATTATCTTTATTACCAATAGTTCCACTTAATTCTTCATCTATTTCATCTATCATATCGTGATATCTAAGTTGTAGAACAACATTAGCTCCATCTAGTCCAGAGAAATCATCATCAATAATAAGTGGCTTTTCACATAAAACCTTCTTACCAGCCTTTAGCGAAGCTTTTATCATCTCTTTATGTAGATGGTTAGGAGTACAAATAACAACTACATCAACATTTTTCATCAATGGTGTTTTAAACATTTCCTTATAATCTAAAAAATCAGGACTTTTATCTTTATTTATATCACAAGTTAAAAGAACCTTTCCACCTGTTTTTTCAATGGCTTCCAAATGACGATCAAATATAAATCCCATTCCGATTATTGCATACTTATACATATATAATTTTCTTAGTTTTTAATGCTTTCCAACTTATGTAGTCAACTTGTCTATCAGTAAGTCCTGGAAATAGTGGTAGACTTACAACTCTATCGCCAACAAACTCAGTTACTGGCAATTTTACCTTCTTATCTTTATATGCTGTAAACTTGTGAATAGGTAAAAAGTGTATTGATGTCTGAATATTATTTTCAAACATTTCTTCTATGAATTTCTTCCTACTATCAACTAATATTGGATAGATATGGTTACCTGTATTATTAAGCCCTAGGTTCATATTATAGCGATTTACTATCTCATTGCGCCTAATAGTCATCTTTGGTAGTTTAGACAGCTGTGAAAGGCCTATACAGGCTCTCAGGTCGTCTCCCTTGACTCTCCACCCAGGGAATTTAACATCATATACTGGATTCTTGCCTTTATACCTTTGAGCTGTTCCCTTTGTAACACCATGATCACGAGCCATCAAAAGCCATTCGTATTTACTTTTATCATTTAGAGCTATCATTCCACCTTGGACTGTGCTCATATTCTTTGTAGCATAGAAAGAATAACACCACAATGACTTAGATCCCTTAACGTCATTCTTCTCTATTCTGTGACATGAGTCAACAACTTCACCACTTGCCTTAGCCTTAACACCAGCAAAATTTGTTGACATAAGATTCTTATGTTTTTCATCAACGCATAAAGTATTGATATTGATGTCAGCAAATTTAATATCTAGACCAGAGTTTTTAACAACCTCAGCATCAGATACAAATGTCATAGATGGTATAGTTATGAAACTACCCTTATTATTAACTGTTTGTAGTGCTAGAAATAATGCAGCTGTTCCAGAATCTACAAATACAGCATATTTAGCTCCAACATACTTTGCAAATTCTTTTTCGAATTCTAATGTTTTTGGACCGAGCACAACCCAACCAGAATTAATACATTTATTTATTGCTCTCTTTTCTTTTCTATCAAATGTTGTTTTGCAGAATGGTATTGTTTTCATATCTTTTTTGCGTAAATAGTTAAATATTGTTTTTGTTTAAATTCTTTTATTATTTCCCAATCCTTTAATAAATATTTAAATTCTTTTGCAGATAGGTTATGTAATCTATATATATAACCATCCTTTGGATTTGGGTCTATTGGAGCTGATATTATTAATTCATTAGCATCTAGTCTGTTTATAAATGTTTTTGGATACTCTAAATGACACATAGTTTCTAAACATACGACTACATCAGAACTTGGTAATTTATCTTTATTTAAATTTAACTTAATATAACTTCCAGGATATTTTGAACGAGCATAGTCTATTGCATCTTCTGAGTTATCAGCTCCAACAACATTATGACCAGCTTCTCTTAATAGATGTGAACCATATCCCATTCCACATCCCATATCTAATATTTCTCTTTTTCCATCTAAACACTCAATAGCAAAATTATAACGATTTACTGCTACCTTTATATTTCTATCGAGTGCATCGTTTCGTTCTTCAATTTTTGACATACTATTTATCGTTTATTGATTTAGCAGGATTTCCAACAACTGTATTAAATGGCATAACATCTTTAGTTACAACAGCCCCAGCTCCAATTATTGCATTGTTATAAATAGTTATTCCAGGTAATATGATAGCTCCAGCACCTATAGAAGCATTGTCCATAACAGTTGTTTTTTCCCAACCCTTATGATCTGATGGTGGTTTCTTATCATTTGTGAATATTACACCTGGTCCTATGAATACGTTATTCATAAGTGTAATTCCATTTGGTATAAATGCTCCAGATTGTATTTTGCAATTATCACCGATAGTTACATCGTTAAAGATAACGACATGACTATGTATAACACAATTCTTTCCAATAACAGCCTTTCTGTTTATGTTGGAAAGTCTTTTCTTCCAAAACTTAATCATAGTTTTATTTATTATTTATATGTTCTATTAATAGGATTGGCTTGAACTCAGCTGATGCCCCCCTTGGACTTGGCTGATATCTAGATATCTCTTCTGGCCTCATCTTTCTAACATCGTCTGGTAAAATCCATGCCATTCTCTCCTCTCTCATTTCAGTCATCATATCTCTTCCAGAAACATACTGTCTCTTTTCTCTAGCTTCTTTATTTAAATTACAGCAATGAACAATTATATGCCTTAGCTTCCATGGCCTAGTTCCATAGTATGGATTATGTATTGTCCTACTTCTCCTTGGTATACAACTGAACTCTGGAGTATATTTCCAAACTCTTCCATGTGGTCCCATCCTCTGTGAAACTATAACGTTGAATTCATCGTATACTTCAACTGGACCTAACATCATATATGAATGGGCTGTTTGTTCATTCCAAAATCTATCTAGATATTCTGGGAAACAATCAATAAACGTTTCATCACTATCTGGCCATATAAGTAAATCAATTGGTTTTTCTTCGTGCATAACCTTCAACTCCTTGACCACCTCTTCTCGTATGTATTGCTGATATTTATTGAATCTCTGTTTAATTCTACCACCACTATTCTTACTTTCATTTATAGGATATTTAGAATATGCTACATTAGTTCTTTCTGGATATTTTTCTTTATACTCTAATATTATCTTCTCTGTTATTTCATCAAAGTTATCAAGAACAATGCAAACCCTATCACAATTAGAATATAACCAATCAAGCGCCCAGCGACACTGTTCACCTTCTTGATATACTAATACCGCTCCAACAATTTCAATGTCTTGTAAATAGTTTCTTATTGCCATATTTTTAAATTACTCATTAATAGTTGTATCTTATTATATTTGATAGAAGCTACATCCAAATCGTCTGCTACCCAATCACTTCCAGCAATATATATAACTCCCTGCGTATCTGGTAATGTTCTCAATAACCTTAATACTTTCTTATGAGTAGAATCAGTACCATTTAAAACTACTATTCTTACTCCAGTATATGTTCTTAGTATATTCATATCACCTATTCCATATATACCCCAGAACAACGTTGGCTTACTCTTATCATTGCTATTATCAAAGTTATATTTATCTCTAAGTGTCTTTTCAAATAGTTTTATTTGTGATGCTACAAATAACTGCATATCTTTAATTAAACATTTTATTTACTTCTTCATCTCCACACATTTTTCCTATAAGCTCTTTAAACTTATTCTCATTATACTCGAAGAATTCTCTCGTGTCAATAGCAACCTTCTCATAATCATATCCCTTACGTAATTCCTTTATATTTTCTATAATATCATTAGTATCTATATAGGATATTGAGCACGGTATATTGCCATTCCAAATGCTCTTTCTGCCCATTAACCCCATCTCAGCAACGGTTTGGCTCTGACCATCGTGTTCTATTGGCCTCACACACGCAAAGCATTTCTTATATAACTCTTTAATCTCTTCGTGTGATAGATCATTATCATTAACAATAATAATATCTAAGTCTGGTATAGCCTTCCTTACTTCATGAAGAACCTTTTTTCCATACTTACTTTTACCACCCTTATACCAATATATACTTTTACCTAGTGGTTCTATTTTCCAATCATTTGTATTATTATTTAACATAGTTATTTTATTATATTTAATATTAAACCTATCTAAGTCTTCTTCTATCCATTTACTTTCTGCTATAACCTCAGTTTTATTATTAATACAATATTTACTTATATAATGCAGAGTCTTATAATTCATTGAATCTGTTCCAGCTAGCCATAGTACTTTAGGACCAACATGATCAATTACACTTCTAATATCGTTTTTCCTATAAATACCAAAGAACAACACAGGATCACTATTATTGATATACTCATCAAAATTATATTTACATCTAAATGCTTTATCAAAAAAATGTATAGCTATTGAAGTCCTTAATTGCATATTTTTTTACTACATCTGTTTTTATTATCAAAATAATATCCACGTCTATTTAATAATTTATTACAACAATCTGTTTGTCTTTTTGTCTTTTCTTCTCTACTATGACCAACCACGTATGTCCACAATGCTTCTGGAATATGATAAAATTTCAAATCACTTTCAAACGCATCTAAAAAAATTTGCCAATCTACTGCTGACTCTAAAGATTCATCATACCTGATTACCTTATCTTTTTTCCATAATGTAGCCCCATGTGGTACAAACTGCCTATTCAACATCTTCTCATAACACTCCTGTTTATTGTATTTTTGGTGAGCATCTGGAAATCTAACAACTTTTCCATTTTTTATATAATCAGTATAAAAAACGTCATATTCTTTATTTTGTTCAGCTGTTTCAACCAATACTTTTAATAAATCTTTATTACTTGCTAAATCATCTGACCCAAATGGTAAGATATATTCACCAATAGAATTATCAATTGCATTATTGAATGCCTTAGCTATTCCAAGGTGTTCCTGCCTTACATACTTAATCCTATTATCCATACTAGATATGAAAGTTAAATCATCATCAGAACCATCGTCAACAACTATGATCTCAAAGTCTTTGTATGTTTGGTTGATAAAACTATTAATACAATCACGTAGCATATCTTTTCTATTGAAGCATGGTATGTTTATACTTACTTTCATAATTATAAATTAAGATAATAATCTTCTCCATCAGCAAATATAGTTTTATGAAGTTTCTCTAACTTTTCACTATCTGCTATTTTTTTTAACCCAGACCATCTCTTTGCTCTAAATGGAGCAAATCCCTGTCTTAAGCCATAAAAGTTAATAGAGCCATATTCAGGGCTATTTTCTATTGTTGCAACAAGCATTGTTAGCCAACATACTTTTGGACCATATGGCCACTTAGTATATGGAACCATCATGTCATTAGCGCTTGTTATAAACAACTCACTTTCAACCTCCTTAAACCCCTCTGCAAAGGCTTCTGTCATTGGCATATTATTTGTTGTGAAAACTAGTTTATGTACTAAACCCTTTTCTTTCATTTCTGTCAACCACTCTCTTGACCCATCAGTAGAACCATTGTCTACTACAATTAAACGAAATGGATAAAAAGTAAATAAATGCAATACCAATAAATATATTTTGATATATTTAATACGATTAAAATGTACTACTATAATGTCTATTGGTTCTTTAGTGCTCATACGTATGATAATTTTTAAAATCTTTATCGTAACCCCTATTGCTACCATTAACATTCTTCCATTCACTAGCATTAATGCAAGATTCTCTTGGCACAATTCCTACCTTCTTTCCTAACCCATTCATTGCCTTAGCCCAATATGGTCTTTCGTATTGACCTGTTCCAAATCCTATCTTTTCAACATCGCTCTTTCTTTGTATTCTAAATATAGATCCACAACTTTTATTATTTTCTTTAATACCAAGAATGTTATCACCTAGAAAGAATGGCACGTTTGTCCATTTATCAACTTCTGGCCATGGATTCTTACTACTAAATCCACCTGGTCTTTTAATTAACCAGTTGTTTCCAGATTTTTCATTAACATTAGCAAGGTATTCCTTTGGATAACCCCTTGTTTCGCTCCATCCAAGGTCATATAACCACAAATCTGTCGCTATACCAACTATCTTACCCATTTTATTTGCAAATTTCTTTGTTGCTAAACTCTCCCATCTTCTATTGCCAAATCCACATTCCTTCCAGTCACTAGTTTTGTGTATTCTGAATCCAGCTCCAGCGCTAATTGTTCTTGTAACGTCTGGAGTAAACGCTCCATCAGCTGCTTTGAACCATGGCTTCCTAAGAGTTATAGCAGCATATCTTGGGTTGTTATCTATTATTGTTTTTAGCTTTGTCATTACATCTGGATTATGTAATGGGATAATAATATCGTCCTGAGTAGCTATAAAATATTCGCTCTCAACATATTTTAATCCATGTGTATAGTTTCCAGATAATAATGGCTGTTCTTCATTATGAACTAATATAATATCATAGTTAGAATTCTTCTTAAGTTCCTCTAGATATTCTGTAGTTCCGTCCATTGACTCGTTATTTATTATAATAAGTCTATATGGAGTATTAAGTCTATCTTCCATTGATTTGATACACTTCTTAAGAAATTCTAAACGATTACATGTCAATAGAATGATGTCTGTAGTTTCCATACTATTTTTTACTTGAATAATTATCATCAAAAGCCTCGTGAAGCTTTTCTCCCTCTCTTAGTCCCACAATCTCGAAATCATTTGAAGGGTCTATTGACCTAGCTATATCTAATACTGTCATTGACTTTAGGTCCCTTGGATAGTGCAATCCAGTTGTTGTATCAGACAAAAGACAACAACAAACCTCTTCTAGGTCTATAACGAATCTTGTTGCATCTGGATCTGTTATTGTAAATGGTTTACCGTTCTTTTTTTGTTCTTCAAATATTTCCCATACGCTGCCACGACTTCCTATAAAATTTCCAAACCTCCAAACAATACCATTTGGTCTTGCTAGTACTATTCCTTCTGCCACCATTTTACTGGCACCATAAATATTCTCTGGTTTAAATGCTTTATCAGAAGATACAAATACAACCCTCTGACAGTTCTTTCCAGCTATCATTACATTATTAGTACCATTTATATTAACGTCAGCAACAACAGAAGCATTTCGAGAAATAGTGTCCATTCTTTTCATTGCTGCTGTATGAATAACAACGTCAACTCCATCACACGCTTCCTTGATTCTTTCTAAATCTCTAATATCTCCAAGCCAATATGAAACCTTGTTATTCCTTAATTTTCTAGCCATTTCAGATTGCTTATATTCATCCCTAGAATAAACTATAATTTCTTCAGTACTGTTTATATTTAACAGTATTTTAACCAGCGCCTGTCCCAATGAACCAGTTCCACCTGTTATTAAATATTTCATATGTTTATTTCTTTTTAAAAAATACAAATTCTTTTCTTCTTTGCATTTAGTACAAATTTTTGTCATATATTTATTTATAAAAAATCACAATAATGTTTATCTTCTAATAAGTTATCCTGTAATTGTTTTTTTAATCTTTGGTCTTTTTTAAAACATTCGTCTTCAGATTCTTTATATACATCATCTTTTTCAGCAGTTCCTTTGCTTGGATGAAAATGATTTATATTTATATCTTTTTCGTAATGATATAAACCTAAATGTTTTGCTAATCTAACTAATTGTCTATCTGTAGAATAATGAAGATATTTTGGGTTATATAGATAACCACCTAAAGCATATATAAATTTCTTAGAAAACAAACCTGTTGTAAAGACCGCTCCATGACTTATGTCATCATTAAAGCACAATAATCCATTATTTTCAGGAAACTTGTTTTTATAGAGCTCTAAGGCTCTCTCTAACCAGTTTTCATCATCTGGTATTTCTTGATCATCATCAAACTTTACAATATATGGTGTCTTGCACGCAGAAATACCTATATTAGCTTGTAAAACAAACTCATTTTTAACACTTGACAACATACATTTTATATTATTCTCAATACAATAATTGTATGAATCTGTGTCATCGTTATCTACCATTACTAATAAATCGTAAGCCGTCTTTTTTGTATTCTTAATTACAGAATCAACCATTCTCTTAAGACCATCAACTCTATTATATGTCAATATTAGAATCGTAACATCTGGGTCTACCTTTGGTTCATTGCCCTCTTCCCTTAGTTGTTGCTCATATGCATCACATCTATGATTCACTTTAATTGGAACATTTGTATCTGGATCAATATCTGGATATGGTTTATCGGATGACTCATTAACTTTATTAGCAGCTACAGTAAATGTCTGTGTTCCTTCTGGAAATCCCTTATTTGGTATAAAACCAGCATGGTCTGCATAAATCTTGGTAGTAAAACCAAACTTTTTCTTAATTTCATTTCTGAACTTATCGCCAGAAGTATTAGAATCCCACTTCAATAACCTTCCGAATGGTCTATCTCCCAGTTGTATAAAGTCACTCTTTTTAATTAAGCGAAATACTGATGGGAATCCCTTATAGCAAGGAATTATTTCCGTATCTTCATCTATGTCTGTTCTTGGAGTTCGTTGAATACGCATACAAATACCACCATACTCTGGCTCGTTTCGTTCTAATATATCAATCATCTGAGTAAGCCAACAATTATCCTGACCAAGCATTGGTGGATAAATATCATCATTGGTAGTGACAAAAAAATCATTACTTGGTCTTGTCGGTCTACCCATTCCTACATCCCACATACCAATTTCAGCAAACCCTTTGTTTAGAGCTTTTGATTGACCAATATTTTCAGTTAGTAAAATACAATCAAATATCTTTCCTTGAACCTTGCAGCTCTTTAAGTATGCTTGTGTTCCATCAGTAGAATTATTATCAATAACAATTATTTTAAATGGATGGAATGTACGTTCATTTATTTTTTGAATAGACTTCTTTAACATTCCTATTCTATTATATGTTGTTAGTAAAATAGTTACTGGAACTAATTTAGGAAATTCATTTGGCATATTTTATTTTAAATATTTATTAATAAATGTTCTTGCATCTCTACGTCTATCAAATCCATAAAGTCTAGTAACACCATTTGTTATATAGAACCTTGGCTTCATTTTTTTTGATGTATTTCTTATTTGATATTTATAATTATAACTTGCTACTAATCTACTGTATGCTGTTTTCATATAGGATGGGTTTTAACATATTATTATATATAGATTCAGAGTTATGAACGCGCCATACTCTCCTAAACTGCTTATCAATCTTATTATTATCTAATTCAGCTACAATCTTTTCTGCAAGCTCTGATAGAGACTTATTGTCTCTTCCACTGTAATGTAATCTTCTATTACTAGTAAATGGATATTCTAAATAAGAACCCTCTTCTACAAAGTCATACATCAATGGTAAGTCACTATTGATTACTATTAGATTCTTAGTCATAGATGCTTCTAAAACAATGTTTGGTCCAACCTCAGCTATTGTTGGAAACACAAATAGATTAGACATCTGCATTAGTTCTGCGCATACCTTATTTGGAACTTCACTTTGTATTTTGTATGTATCATCAGCCAATAAACTTGTAAAGATAAATTCATCTTCATTTAATCCCAAGTCTTTAGCAAATTGTTGTTTTGCCCTAAGCTCGTCTGCCCTTCTCCTACCATTTGAGTTTGCCACTACAAGAGCAACCTTCTTACCTAACCTCTTAAGCTCTACAAATGTTTTAATTACTGAATTCAATCCCTTTGCGTCCATTCTTGTAGAACATATTGGGTATGTCTGTATAATATCTCTATCCCATAGTTCAAATTTATCAACTATCATTTTTGTAATTGGATTCCAATCTAACATAAAAGATGGTTCCTTCTCATTAAATACAGTTCTACATTGTTCTGGTTTTACTTTAATTGCTTTAGAAAACTTTCCTATGTCAGCATAATTTAAGTAAACAAAATTAGCGTTGTCCATAGAGAAATCCATCTCGTGTCCAACGCCACTTCTCGCGAAATGTAACCATGGCATTTTAATGCCACATTCTCTAATCGCCTCTGAATATGTAACTGTATCCTGTATGTAAAAATCGTGAGTAATAGCAATATCAAAATTTGGAGCAAGCTCTTCTTTAAATATACTTATAAGCTTATCCTTAGCTTCTTCGTTTATAACCATCTTTTCCCTCCTGAACTTAGGCATTATCTTTAATACATTGCAGCCTAGTTCTTCTTCTGTCAACTTTGAATCTTCTCTAATAAAGATAGTAACATCGTGACCATGTGATTTAAGCATTTTAATCTGATTTCTAACAGCCCTAGCTGGACTATAAGACGCAGGCATTGAATTAAAATGACTTACAATAGCTATTCTTAATGGTTCTTTATCTTCAGTTATTTTCTTAGGTTTTACAACATTAACTGGTTTATCTGGATAAATACCAAGTAACCTGACGGACTCATCAAGACATGGTATTATATCGTCTTGAGAAAATCTTCTTTTAAAGTAATAATGCTTAAGATCGTTCTCAGTTTTACTACCATCTCTTGTTGTGACAGTGATAAAATAAGAATCAAACTCTTTTGCTTTATCTATTATTGTTTCTAAATTCATATTATATATATATTAAACTTAATCGTAACAAAATGAAAACCCCATAAATATATGCTAATCGTGGGGAAAAGCATAATCTATAGAGTTTTCATTCTATTACCCACGATTTATTAAATTTTTTATTTCTTTCTCTTAAGAACACCAGAAACCTTTTCTGATATAACAACATTCTTTTTACCAACAATTAAACCAATTAAGGCAGTTACAGTTGGAATAAGAATAGATAGTTCTTTATCTAATGCTAACAGTATTCCAGAGGCTATGATAGCCAATCCTGTTAAAATATAGATTCCTAAGTCTGTTTTTGTCATAGTAATTTATTATTATTTTATTAATACTAGGGGGGATAAACCCCCCATATATTAAGTTATTAACCAAGCAATGAAGTAGAACTTGAAGTAGAACTTGAAGTAGAACTAGATGAACTTGAAGTAGAACTTGAAGTAGAACTAGAAGTAGAACTTGAAGTAGAACTAGATGAACTAGAAGTAGAACTTGAAGTAGAACTAGAAGTAGAACTAGAAGTAGAACTAGATGAACTTGAAGTAGAACTTGAAGTAGAACTAGAAGTAGAACTAGAAGTAGAACTTGTTGAAGTAGATGAATACCAACTTACATTTGCTGTTGCCATCTTTCTAACATTTGCAATCTCAAGAAATGATAAATTAAAGAGATCACTAGTGCTATTAGATATATAAATTGGAACTAGCTTCTGTTTAGGAATAGTAGTTGTTACATGATGTTTAGAAACCCTAACCTTATCTGTTCCATTTCCTACCCAAAATTCAACACTGTCAATTCTCCACCTTATCTCAAATTCTGTTGGAGTGTTGGTCCAATCAGAAACCCATGCTATTGTATTTTGTTCTGGAGTTGCATTATTATTTCCAAATGTTCTTGTATAGAAACTGGATCCTTGTATAAAGAAGTACGCAGCGTTTCTATTTGGATTTGATCTACCATATAATCCCCAAATACGGGAATCACCACCAGCTGGAGCTGTTGGAATAGTAAACTTAAAATTAAAATTTCCAAACATATACGTGTCAAGTGTACTTGCAGTAGCGGACCTAAATCTAATTTTCCCACTATGTGCTTCTGGTGTTCCAGTGGAAGCTTTCCAGTAATCACCGTCAGCATAACCATATAGGTATGGGTCATAGAGAAATGAATATTGTTCATCCACCAATTTCGATTGTGACATAAATATTTATTATTTTACTTATTTTCCTTTTTAGTTTTTGGCTTAGTTGTTGTTTTCTTTTTTGGCTCTTCCAATGATTCTACTACCTCAGATGTGTCCTCGGTAATAATCTCTGGAATAACTTCACTTTCATCAACAACAGCACCAGCATCCTCTAATGCATCTTTAACTAATTCAGGATTTTTACTTAAAATGTCTTTTAACATTTGCTTAGCTATTTCTGGGGCCATATCCTTAGCCATATCTTTAGCCATATCAGTTAAAACCTTCTTGGTTTCATTATTGATTTTGACTTTTGACCTTGGATTTGTTGACCCACTGACTTGGCCGTACTTGATTTCTGTTGTATTATGGTCTGGTTCTACTAAATTTCTAGAACTATCATATGGATCAATTTCTTGATCATCCATAATTAAAAAATCTGTATTAAACATTCGATGATTTTTCATCATTTCGATTGTTTTTTCATCTCTAACGTCAGCAATACCATTCTCGAATTTTACCCAAATTCCAGGGGTTGCTACACGTCCAGTAATAGGCTCTGCAGGCATAGAGTGTTGTAAAACAACTCTATAGTTAGACATTTTTGATACGAATTTCATAGTGTTTTGTTCATATTAATTATTATTCCCTAAAGGGGGCAGCGAAAGCCACCCCCATAAAAATCTATTCTCTTGTGTAAGATGTAACAAGATAGTTAGCAGTAGCATCAGTAATTGAAGTGGTATCCTTTACCCTAACAATTAAATCATTGCCAACACCAGCATCTAATGTTTTATTACCATCTGCAAAATTTACAGTTGTAGCAGTTGCATCAACAGAGGCTACGTTATAAACAGTAGTTTCTGTTTTAGCAGAAGCATCCCATTCGATAACTTGTAATCCCTTTGCTTCAGCACCATTTACATTAACATTGTAAAGTATTTCTGATAATCTTACTCTATGTGATCCCTTTGGAGCACATGTTCCAACACCTCTATCATAAGTACACCTGTAAGTATAAATAAATTCATTATCTGAATTTTGAGCAGTGTCTGTATTGATAGTTAAATCGTAGTAACCAGCAGAGGATACTGTGATAACTCCATCAATAAAGTCAGAGTTAGTAGTTTCGTCAGTACGTAATGCATCAAGAATTTTACATTCCCAATAAGCACTTGAGTTAATCTTATCAGCTAATAGCCCCATGTTGGTGTAAGTAGCGAAAATAAATGTTTCGGTACCACCATCTGAAGTAATTAGAACAAGATCTGTTCCAGTGTCGATTGTTACACTAGTAATTGTACCAGCACCTACATACTTTAATCTTATAGCCATTGGTCCGTCATCTACTACTGTAGCAGAAACGTTTTGGGCTACTCCTTGTTTTACCAAGATTGAATCTAATGATCCCATATGTTTATATTTTATATTTCCAGGTTAATCCTGGAGGACAATTACCCGTGCCCTTGTCGGAGTGATGGACATGCCACCACTAGGGGAGTTTTTTAAAAGTCTGCTCCCCCATTAAAGACTATATTAAACTAATTTGTGTCTATGCTTCTACGCCCTTAAGCAATGCACATTTAGGAGCTTGAATTCTCTTTAGACCTACCTCAGAAATATACTGATCGATCTCACCATCAACATCATTACCCTGTACATTAGTTTGTAACTTAGTATCTCTGTTATTCATACTAATGTATTTGAAACATTCCATATCAAGTAAGAAAGCATAACCAGCATAGTCTTCTACGAATAGAGGATTATGGATTAGATTAATCTTACCAAATGGAGTTACATACTCACTAATTGACATACCATAACTCTTCTCCAATGGTCTCATTTGAATTTGACCACGTGCGAATTCGTTAATAGCTTGTAGAACGATACCACCACAGAATAATGTCTTAGTGTCATTACCATATGTGAAACCTTCCCTTAGGAAAGTATTAAAATCAGGAGCAGTTAAAACACCACCTTGATCTTGTGCATAAGCGTTATTTCCTTCAATGTACTCTAGAACACCACCAGTAGTTTTCAATGGTTGCCCAATTACGCTACCAGTAGTACTTCCCTTTTCACCCCACCAGAAAGCTCTTTCAATATCCAATGCATGTTCTGTACCTTTCTTAGCACGTAAGTAAGGAAGATCAGCACCACCATATAGGTTAGCTTCTTTCTCAGTACCAGAAACAGCAATTGTTGTCTTAAAAATCTGAGTGTAATTACTTTGAGATGAAGATCTTGTAACGTTAGCATTTCTAGCGCCAGAATTCTCTTCATTAGAGTTACCAACAATGTATAGACCATCACCATCAGCACCAGCTGCAGCAGCGGTTGAACCGACACTTCTAGTACCAAGAGTAATAGTTGTATCTGCAACTGCTGAAACCCTAGCGATTTCACCAGTTCTAGCATTCTTTACAAGATCACCGATTGTGAAAATTGTTCCAGATTTAGTTCCTGCTCCAGTTACTGTTGGAGTTTGAGAAGCAGCTGCAGTGTAAGTTCCGCTTACCTTAGCGTAACGACCACCGTAGAAATCTTCGAACCATTTGAATTCTGGATTTCCAGTTGATTGCTTCATCATGCTTGAGCCCTTCCAAGCTTTACCGTCATAAACTTTACCAACGTTAGTCAAAAGAGTAACCAATGGATGTTTGTTAGGTTCTAACAAGAAAATCTTGTCTTGAGCTTCTACAATCATTCTGCCTTCTGCTACCGAAACATCGGTACCACGAGCATAGTTTGTAGCTGTTTGTGTTGACACATCACCTTCATCATGTGTAGGTTCTGTGTAATAAGGATATGTTCCCATATATTTATTTTCTTTAATTTATTATAAAGGCACTACCAGGACTGCCTACGTTTTTTTCAATATATATATGGCTCACTAATTTAAAATGAATTTGGATTGCTTATTCCTGATATAAGTGAATCAACAGTTGATTCTGCGTTTATTTCACCGCTTCCTGATCCAGACCCAGAACCAGCATTAAGAGCTAATTCTTTTGCTTTCTCAGCATCTGTCTTTGACTTATCAGAATCAAATTTCTCTTGTAAAACTGCACCCTTTACAGCGTCATAAGCAACTTTAATATCATCTTGTTTTGGATTGTCTGAAAACCATTTAGAAATTTTCTCAGCGTATTCTGGGAAATCTTCTGTCTTATTAATGAATTCATTAATACTGTTTTCATAAACCCTAATCTTTTCTGCATCGTTAAGTTTATTATTAAGATCTTTCCTCATTGGATCTGCCAATTTAGAAAATTTCTCTTCAATTAACTTTTCAACTTCGGCTGGAGAAAGATTTTTATATTCTTTCTGACCAACTTCTTTTATAACTTCTTTGTGAGCCTCTGTGACGACTTCAGCTTCTTTAACAGAAACCTTACCATCTAAAACTGACTGAGCCAAAGATCCATCGATTTTATCATCCATAATAGCTTTAACTAATTCTGGTTGAGAATCTAATTTATCTAGAATAGGTGAAATCTGTTCATAGAATTCCCTATATTGGCCAAGTTCGTTTCCTTGTTCTCCTAGTTTCGATTCAAGAGAATCGTATTGGGACTTAGAAACTGTTTCTTCTTTACTTCCTTCATCAACTTTTTCAGTTGAATTTTGCGCTGACTCCCCTGCAGTATCTGCTGGACCAGCTAAGTTATTTGGACTACCCACAGTATCTGTGGACCCAATTACTTTGTTTTGTTCTTCTGACATAATGTTTTGTTCATATTAATTATTTAGACTCGTTCTCAGATTCCACTCTTCTTTGAGCAAGAGACTGAGCTAGAGACTGCAGATTAATGTCTTCCCTTTTACCAGATAATCTATCTTTCCTGGAGATAGCATCCATAACGGTTTTAACATCATCTTTTTTTAGAATTTTCATATTACTTTTTAATTTAAATTATTTAACTATATTATAGCACAAGTTACTATAATATAAAAGTTTATTCAATAGTTGTCTTCTCTGCTTCTATTGATTTCTTCTTTAATTCATCAATGTATTTATTTAAATCAGTTATTCCACCGAAGAATCCCTGTGTTCTGGCCATCTCTGTTGGGGCCTTAAATGGGTCTATTGTCCTTAATCCATTGTCTACTTGAGTATACCTGAATATATTATACTTTAATATTGCAGGCCAATACTCTGATGTTGATAAGGCTAATAGCAACTCATTCATTGTACTATCATCTAATTCCTCTAGTTTCTCTGTTTTTGGTGTTTTTGGCATATATTTTTTTATTTATTATTTTATGTATTTACTAAGTGCACTCTTTCTTATCTTTCTTTTATCAAGATGCCTTCCACCACTCATATAACCAGATGACTTTGGTGCTGCTACTGGTACTGCCTTTTTAACCGCCTTTTTTAATATTGATTTTTTACCTTCTTTTTTCTTTTGTTCTTTATCATATTTTTTGTAGTCCCTAGCGTCTTTAATTGCACTAGATTCCTTATTATATGCTTTCTTCCATTTATCTGATCCAAATATTAAATTTGGATACTTTTTTGGCATAACCTTACCCATCTGACGAACCCTTTCTTTATTTTCATTATTCCAGTGCATTACTCCTCCAATAGCACTGTTTACTTTATCTGCGTATGCATCTTTTGCTTTTCCGAACATCTTACCCAAGATACCACGTACTTTTTTGTTTTTGTCACTTGACATAATATTGTTTTTTGATTATTAAGATTGCAAGTTACTTGCCTGTTGATTTATTTGAGATTCAATACCATTTGGCGCCTTCATAGATACATTTGTGTTTACCTTCCCGCCCCGATTAAAACCCCTTGGATTTCCTTTTGCTACACCTTCAACTGTTGGTGGAGCTACTCCGTTCATCATATTTATTGGCATAGCTGCTTCAGCAAATGGTGATTGAGCAGACGCACCTGCATCTCTTCCAAGCAAAGCTAATAGCTCATCTCTTACTCCAGAAGGTATATTCACTTCTGCACCCTGTGGAGAGCCCTGAGGCATTCCCTGAGGCATTCCCTGAGGCATTCCCTGTGGCATACCACCCATCATGGATGGATCCATTGGTTGACCATCTGGTCCAACTGGAAGTGGTTGACCGTCTGGGCCAACTGGTTGTTCTTGTCCTTCATCCTTGCTTATAGATTCTAAGTCCCACTTAAAGTCTGCCAATATCTTAGATGTAAGCTTTTGAGGATCAACAAATGGCAATGAAATTAACAATTGGAATAAATCCATGTCCTGTTTCTTTTTAACATCATTCTGACCAGCAATTGATGGTATTACAGATGCCTTAAAGTCATAGTTACCTACAAGATCATCTTTTTCTATCAATGGATATGCTTCTTTTCCATCCTCACCAATTATTCTTATTGTCATATCTTCTGTAAAGAACTGTCTATACATTGATATCCAATATCTCAAAACATCGGAATATCCTTCACCTAAATGATTTATGTATAATCTAACACGTTCTAATGTTGATTCTCTTAAGTGTCTAACTTCAGTAGCACTACCTCCAGCACCACCAACACCCATTGAAGAGTCATCTACTCCAGATGAATATCTCATATCACCCTTTAATAGTTCTTCTTCTTTGTATGCGCTCTGTTTAATGTCTGAGAATTGAACTTCTCTTACTCCGTTTGGATCTGTAGAATAAATGATACCGAATGGTCTTGTGACTAATTCCTCTTTGTTGATATTAGCTAATGGATTAACTACCCACATTTTGTGGATGCTTAATGTCATTGAATCTAATCTCTGATTCTTAATCATGTTTAACATTGTCTGTGGACTTTCCAATAGCATTGGAATACCGTATCCCTCAAACTCATTTGGTAGTTTTAGATATGGAACTGCAATAAATGGAGCTTCCTTGAAATCATAAGGAATAGGAATTGATGCTCCCTTAAGAATTGGAACATAATTTACCATTACTGAGAATTCATCATCAAATGGTCTCCACCATTCAAATACTTCATACATTTTAAGCTTAGCATCTGCTGCACTCATAAATATATTAGAACCGATAGATCCAGCATTTGAAAATGGTGCGTAATCAGCTCCCTTAACTATAGACTCATGGTTATATTTAACTTCATTTCTAATCCATGCATAATCCATTAAATCTCCACCAGATCTCTTTAGTGCTATATCTAATCTCTTTTTGTCTGAATATGGATATCTCCTTCTTATTTCAGATTCAGTTAATATTAATCTCTTAAACCAATATTGCTTACTTTTAGCTTCTATATTGTGCCAATCATACCATAGAGAATAATTATCAACCCAATCGCAAAATGGTGCATCATAAAATGTAACTTCCTTTTCCTTCCAGACATATTTCTTTTTAGATATATCCTTTGTTTCTAAGAACTTTTGTTTTCTTACATCCTTCTTCCATCCTACTTGCATGTATCCAGTACCATAAATCAATGATGAACTAACAAGGTTTTCTGATACAACATCCATTTTAGATACCTCCCACGTATAGTCTGCTAATTGCTGTAGTTTATTAGCTTTCATATTATCATCTTCAGTTCTACCTTGAACGGTAAAATCTGGGCGAGCGTCTAAAATTCTTGGTTTCAGTGTTTCAACAACAGCCTGAATGTACGGAACAAAAACATTAGCTTGCCAGCTCTTAATTTGCTTTGACCTATCTCCGTTATAAGCTATGTATAACTTATACGACCTGTCTAACCTTGGTTTGATACAGGATTCGAAATATGTTCTAGCATCTTCTAATTGTAATCTAAACTTATTTATAAGTTTTTCTTCGTTCTTTCCGAAATCGGAAGGACGATAGTCATTAATAGTAGCCATATTTATTTATTATTATATTATTCTATTAGTATTAGTAAGCAAAATTAACTGGTAAGTGTGCTTGTGAATCAATTTGATTAAGTGGTTTGTCATATAAAACTTTAAATCCCTGGAATGCGATAGCAGATGCCATAATGCAATCATCATGAAATCCTTCCTGTGCTGTCATATTACCATTATCATCATATACGAATACTGAAAGCTCATCTATCATATATTTACTATGGAACATCAATTCTTTATCTCTCATTCCCTGTGCTAAATCATCAATCATTATTGGCTTAGTCTTTTTGTTTGTTAACCATCCAAGTTTATCACTAGTAGATGCTCCCAAAGTATCAAACTTTATTGGCCTAAAATATAATGATGGATATAGTCTCTGCTTTAATATTGTAACAGTTGTTAGCCCATGATTATTAATTTCTGGAACCATTAATGCATTATTATATTTTCTTCCCATTTTATCTAACTTTGTTCCAAATACATCTGGTGGAATATATTTCCTAAATGATGCTACCTCTTCTCCTGATATTCTATCTATTATTGTTGCTACTGAGAAATCTCCACCCTCTACACCTTCTGAAATATCTACTCCACAAACATATAATCTCTCTGATGATGGTTCTTTGTATATTACCCAATCATCTTCTTCCTTAACAATAAATTCATTTCCTTCATAGTCACTTGTTTTATCTCCAACGTTTAATAAGTGAGCTCTTTGTTCTTTAACAACGTTCTGATCAAATACTGATCGTCCAGATGCTAAGAATTCTAAATCATATTCCTGAGCAAACTTCCTTGGGTTATTCATTCTCTTCCTAACAGTGTCAATGTGATTTTCATCATATTCCCACCACCAACCATATGCTTTCTTTGAATAGCCATTATCTTCTGCCATCCACATTCTATGGTATAGGTTACCCTGTCCATTAGGAGTGCTTTCAATAATAATCTTACCGTCAATTGGAACTGAGTTTTCCAAAGCCGTCATTTTCTCATCTGGCTTATCCCAAAATGCTAACTCTGTACATAAACAATCTGTAATTGTATAACCACGACCAACATTTTCAGTCGATGGTAAAACAAGAATCTTAGAGTTTAGCTTAGGAAAACTAATTTCATATTTTGAGTTATACGATATGGTTGGTCTCAATTCAACTGGAGTTGTTCTCCAGAATGTTTTAACCTTATCTAGTAACTCTGTTGTAAGGGCACTATTGTATCCAATTAATGCTGTTGTTCTTCCTGGATTAGTAATTGTTCTGTGATATAGATACCCAGTTACAGC